CATCGCCGGCCTGAACCGGAAACGTCAGCGCAAATCCTCCAGCGCGCGGAAAAACCACAGGAACGTCTTGCAGCGGCTTGATATCCTGCATTGTGATCGCGCTCGTCGATACAAACCCCATGCCATTTGAACTCGCTGTCTGCGTCGCGATCCGCCACGGCTCGAGCAAGCACACCTGCACGACCGCCGTCTGCTTCACTGGATCGAACGATTGGATCACGCCAGGCGTAGCTACGCGCAACTTCTGCGCGTTATAGTCGTCGCGGTCCTTCCACTGCGACACTTGGCCGCCGATGCGCGAGCCCATTAAAGGCCCGATGGGAATTGATGCCATTTTTGTCAGCTTCCCGTCCCGGTATTTGGCTGCGCGGATGTCTGTGCGTAAATCGGCCAGAAGTTCTTGGATACTCCGGTGATTTCGGTATACCAGTCGTCGCCGCGGGTATCCCCCACGTGCCGGACCGCACACACCACGTAAGTCAATGTTTGATCCAGCACCGATAGATACTGATTCGGATACCGCGGTAACTGCTTGATCCCGCTCAGATCCAACTGCACCGTGTTGCCCAGCTTCACGCGCGAATCCATCAACACCCGAAACACCACGCCTTCCTGAGTTTGTTGCGGCGTACCAATCAGCGTCGGCGTATAGAGCAGCGGGTTTTCTGGCTGCACCGTTGCGGTGGGCGGCCAGGGCGGCCCATAGACCAGATCCGGCGTCGCCTGTGCGCTGACCGGCGCGATTGAGCGAACGTTGATGCCATTCGGACTCAGATAGAACATTAAGTTGTTCGTCTGAGCAATCTGCTGCAGAATTTCATCCGGGCGCCCGAATGTTGTTTTCCCCCGCGCCAGTTGGGTTGTGCCCACCGCCGCTTCCAAGTCCGCAATGTTATCGATAGCGATTCCGTTGGTCGATTCTTTCGCGATGCGCCGCAGGATGTCTACTTGGTTTGAGTTGTACCCTTGCGTGAACGAAACGAAATTCTGCACGCCTTGCAGGAACCCGACCATGCAGTGCAGCGTGATTTTGTAGTCGGTGACATTGACCCGCTCCCACATGGGCTGATACACCTGCCCCGTCCAAATCAAGCTGGACGATGCGGCGGGTGCCGGAGCGACTGGTTGAAAGCCCGCATTCGTGAACACTAGCGGCAGCGGCGCCCCGTTGAAATTGCTTTGATAGCCAGCGAACAGTTGAACGACATTCCCTTGCTGAATCGGATCGTTGCCGCCCCACGTATTCCCGGCCGTATCCAGCAACGCTTGCTGCGTGTTTTGGTTCAAATTAAAGACCGAGATATCGGCTGAATAGTACGGTGCTTTGTAGCTGACAACCTCCGTTGAAAATGTTACCTTTAACGATTCGTCCGATGTGTCGAATGACTGGCTCCCGGCTGTCAAGACGTTGCCAGCGCTCGTGATTATAATTAGTTTCCAGGCGCGGCCCCAGTATGGAACTTGCGAAACGTTCGTGCTCATGACTTCACGGCGACAGAACGGGCGGCGTGTCGTCTACCCATAGCTGGAAACTCGACCCAAGGTTCGTTTGATCAGGGTAATCATTCGGATCGTTACCCACGTTCACAATAAACCAAGCGCCGATCTTAAGATATTGTTGCTGCACAAGTAGGTTCGCCGCCGGATATAGTCCAGTAAGCATCGGCACCAGCGTAATCAGGGGGGTATTGTAGACATCGAAAATCGACATCATCCAATAGTTCGCCATCGCGTTGAAGTTGGTGATGATGGTGACTTGGACGAGGGTGTTGTCGATGGAGAGCGTGACGCTGGTTGTCGCGTTGGGCGCGTTTGTGAGCGGGACTACCTGTAGTGGCATAGGGCAATCGGTTTCACGGGGCGATATCGTAGGGTCCCACCGTTAAGCCGCCACTTTGCCCACCGCCTACAGATGAAATCCCACCCGCGCCCGGCACGTCGGCCCCTGGCGTTGGTGTAGGCAACGGCCCAAATGCCCCCTGCATGCTCGTTACATCGTTAGGCAGCGTTGGCGTTACTTGAAACAGCGCGGCTACATTCGCTGACGGCGCTGCGGTCTGCGCACTACTTCCCGCCGGATGAAGGGTCGCGTCCGTTCTCGTTGATGCTGCTGTGCCGCTCCCCGCCGTACTCGATGTTTGAGCCGTTGGGCTTAACTGCCCCACCGTGACAGATGCCACAAAGACTTGCCGGAACGTGACTTGCGCCCGCAAGCCATGCAACGTGTTCACCGTATCTGAGATCGTGATCCGCTCAATCACCATCTGCGGATAGATCTTCACGCGCGTCGCGAGCGTCACAAACTGCCGCGCATCTTTCAGGGCACACAGCACATTGTAGGCCGCTACGCTCTTGGTCTGCATCATGCCAGACCCGCCGCCCGTCCATTGGTTCGTGTAGTAGCTCGCCATTACATCGGACATGCCGATTTCGAGCGTCACTCGGCTTTGCAAGATGTACGCATTGTCCGAGATATTGCTCCCCGTTTGCACCGGGAATTCCGTCATGCGGATTCCCTCTTCGTGATCGGAGCGCAGGATCGCGTCGAACACGTAAACAATGGGCTGCACTGGCAACCCGTAATTCAGCGATGGCGTGAACGGAGTCGGCTGGCTGCTCGGCGGAACCGTGAGCGTCCAGATCGGAAAGTTGGACTTGCTCCAGTTCGGCGGCAACCAGCCAGTAAAACCAGCCCCAAAGCCGCCCACTGAACTACCAATGGATCCCAACGACGGCGCATTGGCATTGTTGAGGTTGTTAATCGCTGCAATGAGCGGGCTACTCATCGGATCTCCTCGTTATTGCCCCGTGACTAGGTTTGGATAAATGTCCCAACCGGACGATGTCGGCTTATTCCAGTTTTGCTTTACGGCTTGCCCGTGTGCCGCTACTATCGCTGCACCGATTTCTTCCGGCGTTGATTTTGTTCCGGCCACATGCACGTTGATCCCGCCATTGATGGTTACATTGCCGCGACCCTGCCCTTGGGCCATCACGTCATTGACATAAGCCATGCCTTTGGCTGTCGGCCGCCCGCTCTTATCCATTCCCCCGCCATAGGTCGCTAGGACCTTCACTAAGTCGCCATGGTACTTGTTGAACAATTCGTGCAAGTACTGGGTTCCCATCGCCAGATTCTGCGCATCGTCCCTCGGATCGCCATGATAAAGCGCGGCCGTATCGGGCATCAATTGCATACGGCCCAACGCCCCACTCTTAGGGTTGGTCACCACGCCGCTCGACGGATCGCCATCCTTGTTGAACTGCTTATTCCCACTCTCCTGCATTGCAACGCGCCAGAGAATATCTTCAAACGATCCTGGCGGTCCACCCACTGGTCCACCAGAAACGCCTGCGCCAGTTCCGCCCAGCGCATCCAGCAACTCCTTGCCAATATCGCTCAACTTTTTCATTGCATCGGTTAAGTCGCTAACCTTCGTTGTGTCCTGGGCACCAGCCGGGCCGGTTGCCGCTCCAGATCCTGCCACCGGCCCAGTCGCCGCCGCAGCTCGACCACCGAACGCCGCATTGATATCTCCCGTCCGCGGCACCATCCCGAGCCATTCCTTGCTCCATTCTGGCAGCGCCCACGGCGCGACGGCACCCACGACCGGCAACATCGCGCCACGCATCCAACTTGTCCATTTTGATTGCTCTTTTACTACTTCGGACACCGTTTTCGGATCGTTTGCCCCCAATAGATTCGCATCTTCTTTTGTTTTCGCCCATACACGGCCCGCCACAATCCTGGCAGTCTTGAAATCCCAGCGCGACAACGCGTCCATCTCTAGGATCAAGGACGATATCAATTCAACGGTGACACTGACGACATCCGCAAATATCTTCATCCCATTCGCTACATGCAGAATGGCTTTGCTCATCTTTTCAAAATCCAGGGTGCCTTCTTTCAGGCTATTGTCGCCTGTCAGCACCCCGATTAGTTTCACGAACGCATCCACCACCGCCGCAACCGCCTTGCCCCAATGCACGGCCACATCCCACGCCTCTGTCATGATTGGCTTCAACACATTCGCGATCCCGGTAGAGATCGCTGGCATGTCTTTCATTAGTTCTAAAAAGAACTTCTGCGACTTCGCCTGCACATCTTCGATGTTGATACCAAAGCTCTTGAAC